TTCGTGAACAATCTCGTTCAGAGCAAATTTTTGAATCTTTAAGTTCTGCAATTGAAAAATTAGATAAACCAACCCCACCATCACGGAGACAAACTAAAGAAAACCTCCATGTCTCCCCTCTTGTTCTTCTTGCTGACCAACATTTCGGAAAAGATGAAATCGTTAGAGGTCTGTTGGGAGAAGTGATAAATGAATACAACCCCAAAGTATTCAAAAGTAGAATGTGGAAAGCATTGGATTGGATTGTATCTAAACTTGAAAAAGATAACTTGAATCACTTACATCTAAGTAATCTTGGAGATGCGATAGATGGCATTCTTAGAGCGAGTCAATTGCAAAAGTTAAAGATGGGTGCAGTTGACCAAACAATGGAATATGCAAACTTCATGGTTTATTGGTTAAACGAACTTTCTAAGTATACGACAATCGACTACTATTCTATTTTAGGTAATCACTCAGAAACGAGAACCTTAAATTCATCTCGCGGTGAGTTTGACGATGAAAATTTTGAACGTGTAATCAATTGGTTTTTAATGTCTATGCTTAAAGATAATAAAAATATTAACATACATAATTGTGGAAATTTCCATTATCGAGAGATTTCAGGTGTTAAAACACTAATGGTACATGGACAATATGAAAAGAACATGGAGCAATCATTAAAAGATTACATGATTTCATACGGACATAAAATTGATCTTGTAGTATCTGGACACCTACATCACAATCATTCCAAAACTATTGGCATGAATGAAAATATGAATATTGATTTCATACAAGCACCATCATTCTGTGGAGTAGACGATTATGCTATGAAATTGAAAAAGGCTGCTAAACCAGCAGTTAAAATGTTGCTTTTGGAAAATGGTGAAGGAATCACTACTACATATGATTTAAAACTAAAATAAGTAAGTAGGTGCAATGCCTATGAGTCAAGAACATGATGATCTTTATTATGAAGATGATAGAGATTTAACATTTGTAACAATAAAGCGTAGGTCTCTCAGTTATTCACAACTTATCGACAACTATGTTGAGATGATATATGACTTAAGGAAGAAACAGAATTTTAAAGATGAATTAACTGGAGCAATAGAAATGCTCGTGGACGAGATAGGAAATATGGTAGAAGAGGATTTGTTGCTTGCAATGATTCTACGTTCTGTTGAAATGCTTAACAAAAATCATGTAACCTATGATGAATAAAAGGAGTCTCCCCTTGTCAGATAAAATTGTAAACTTCCCTAATAACAATGACCGTGAGTTTGAACATATATGTGACACATGCACAAGCATGAAGATTCACGAACTTACTCACCAATACACGGATGTTGACCATTATGAAATTATAGAGGCAGCGTTCTACAAGGCTATGGAAGCATTTGATGTATCACAAGATGCAATGCTAGGTGTATTGTCGCAATTATATTATGATGGTTATTTTCAGGGTGCGAAAGATGCTAAAGTTGAAATGTTGCATAGTGTATCGAAATCATTGGCTAGTATATTGAGTATTAGTGATAGAGATGAAGAACAATAGAAAAGAGTATTATTCAGTGTCTACCTGAATGGTGGACACTGTGTTAGGATTCTTTTTATAGATATAAAATTATTAGTAATCTTTAAAAAAAATATATACATATTATGAATTATGTGGTAAATTTTACTTAGGGGAAAACCAAGGAAGTCGCGAGCCTTGATTGAGGGTATTCCTGAACCCTCTCCTCTACTTTTTACATATCAGGAAACAATCTGACAGGGGGATTGATGAGGTGTGGAAAATAAAAGAAAGCGCTGGACTTATGAAGAAATATTTAATTATTTTTTAGAACAAGGATGTTTTTTGTTAAGCACTTCTTTTACAAAACAGAAAGATATACTTGATTATATTTGTGTTTGTGGGAATAAATCTACAACAAACTTTGATAATTTTAAACGAGGTAAAAGGTGTGAAGAATGCAAGAAAGTAAAGTGTGGGAACATTAGAAGATTAACTTATGATGAAGTTAAGCGTAGATTTGAAGAGGTTGGATGCGCTCTTCTATCCACAACTTACAAAAACAGCACAGAATTGTTGGACTTCATATGTGTTTGCGGAGAGAAAAATAAAATTAGTTTAATGGCACTGTCTTCTGGCCGATTGTGTTATAACTGCGGTCTAAAAAAGATTAGTGAAAACTTAAAGTTAACATATGATTATGTTAAAAATATATTTGAATCTAGTGGCTGTATATTACTTTCTAAGACATACAATAGCGCCAAAGAAAAGTTAAATTATATATGTGATTGTGGAAATGAAGGGAATACTTCATTTGATAAGTTTCAAGCAGGTCAAAGATGTAACGTATGTAAACTTCGAATGATTTCTGAAAAGAATAGAGTACCATTTGAAGAAGTTGTTGAACTATTTAAAGATGAAAACTGCGAGTTATTAATTACTGAAGAAGAATATATAAATAGTTCCACGGCAATGAGATATAGGTGCGAGTGTGGAAAAGAAGATTACACTATTCTATACAATTTACTTAATGGAGCTAGATGTCAAAGATGTGCTGATGCTAAAAGAAGGCAAACAATGTATAATAACCAAACTGCACCTGTTTCAATGCAACAGCGACATATAGCTAATTTACTAAGTGGAAAGATAAATTATCCAGTATTTACATCTTCATTGGATGTGGCATTCCTAGAAGATAAATTTTATATTGAATACAATGGATCGGGACATTGGTTAGCAATACATTTTGGTCAAAAGACAAAAGAAGAATTTGAAGTATATGAAAGAGAAAGACGCTATGCTTTGAGACGAAGAGGGTGGAAGGAAATTGCAATAACATCAAGAAAAGATTGTTTACCATCTGACAATAAAATAATTGAAATGATTAGTTATGCGAAAAAATATTTTCAGTCTGGTCATTCATGGATAGAATTTGATATTGATTCAGGAGATGTAAAGTGTAGCCAATATCAAATTGGTTATGATTACGGAGATTTAAAAAGCTATTATCAATTTAGAAAAGAATTATTAGATAACCAGCAAGAGGTGTGCTTATAACACCTCTTTTTGTTTTGTTTTGCAAAAAAGGTGGTGAGACAATGGCACGAAAAAAAGTTCAAAAACCCCAATCTGAAAAATTGGAATGTTTAAAGTGTAAAAGACAATTAGCTGATTCTAATTATTATATGAATGAGAATGAGTTGTTTTCAACTCAAAAATCTGTAATTTGTAAAAAATGTTTAAATGATTACATTGGTGAAAAAGACAGTGTTGGATATTTAGATCGTGTAAAAATGGTCTTGGCTATTTTAAATAAACCTCTAATCATGGATTTGTGGATAAGCAGAGGAAGTGATTGGACTAAATACATACCTCAATTGAGTTCTTTTCCTCAGTATAGAGGAAAAACATTTGCTGATAGTGATTTCAATGCATCAAATCAACAAATTGTTTATAAAACAGTAGACAAAGATAATATTGAACTAGATATAAAAAATAATAATCCATTATTCACCACAGAAGAGTTGTATGAGTTACAAGAATTTTGGGGAAGAGGTCTGAACCAAGATGAGTATTATTTTTTAACCAATGAATATCAAAGATTGTTGAACTCTTACGAATGTGACTCTTATGCTATGGAATTATTATTTCAAGAAGCAGCACAACAGCGTTTGACTATTAAAAAGAGACGTGAAAAAGGCGATTCGGTTGATAAAGAATTAAAAACCCTACAAGATTTGCTTGGAAGTGCTAATATTAAACCTGCCCAAGAAACAGGTGCAAATGCTGTTGAACAGGCTACATTTGGCACTCTTATTAAAAAGTATGAGAATGAAAAGCCTATTCCAGAACCGGATGAAGCATGGAAAGACGTAGATGGAGTACGTAAGTATGTCAATGTTTGGTTCCTTGGTCATTTGAGTAAGATGCTAGGAATTAAAAATGAACATTCAAAAGAGTACGATGAAGAAATTAATAAATATAAAGTGGAAGCACCTGAGTTTGAGGAAGATTCGGATAAGGGTGTGGTATAGAATGGCTGGAATTCAAAACTTCCAAGTTCAAAGAAACAAAGAACACAAAGGTATCAATATATTTAATAAAGGTCGTAATTTTAACAAAAACAACGACAAATTAACAAAGTCAGATAAATTAATGAATGGTATTGGTATTTGGGCAAGTTTCTATAGAGCAAATCCACATAGATTTGTAAGAGAATATTTAGGTATACATCTAAAATTATTTCAAGTTATTTTGATGTATATGATGAATTACAATCACTATTTTATGTATCTTGCTTCTAGAGGTCAAGGAAAAACTTGGATTACTGCGATCTACTGTTGCGTTCGGGCAATACTTTGGCCTGAAACGAAAATTGTCATAGCCAGTGGTACTAAAGGTCAAGCAAGAGAAGTAATTGAAAAGATAGATGATCTTAGGAAAAATTCGCCTAACTTACATAGAGAGATTAGTGATTTAAGTACTTCATCAAATGACCCAAAGGTAGAATTTCACAATGGTAGTTGGATAAAAGTAGTCGCTTCGAATCAGAATGCGCGAAGTAAAAGAGCAAACTGTATTATCGCTGACGAGTTTCGAATGATTGATTTAAGTATTATAAACACTGTTTTGCGTAAATTCCTTTCTGCTCCGAGACAGCCAAAATATTTAAATAAACCCGAATATGCACACTTGAAAGAAAGAAACAAGGAAATATATTTAAGTTCCGCGTGGTACCAACACCATTGGTCATGGGAAAAGTTAAAGAGTTTCTTTAATTCAATGTCAGAAGGTAAACAATATTTTGTTTGTGGTTTGCCGTACCAATTGGCAATTAAAGAGAATTTACTTGATGAAGAACAAGTAAAAGATGAAATGTCAGAAGATGATTTCGATGAGGTCGCATGGTATATGGAGATGGAATGTCTATTCTTTGGTGAATCAGAAAAAGCATTCTTTAAATTTGAGGAACTTGAGAAAAATAGAAAGTTGCCAAGGCCTTTATACCCTAAAGATTATTATTCAATAGTCAAAGATAAAAATTTCACATATGAAACAAAGAGAATGGGCGAAATTAGACTCATAAGTTGTGATATTGCAGGTATGGCAGGAAAAGAGAACGATGCCAGTGTGTACACTATTTTTAGATTAATTCCAACTTCTAAGGGTTTTGACCGCCATATTGTTTACATGGAGAGCATGGTGGGCGGTCATACTGTTACGCAGGCCACAAGAATTAGACAGTTATATGAAGACTTTGATTGTGATTATCTTGTTCTAGATACACAGAGTATTGGTCTTGGAATTTATGACCAATTAGTTCAACCACTTTATGACAAAGACAGAAATAAAGAATACGAACCTTGGAATTGTATAAATGACGAAAAAATGAGCGATAGATGCGCATATCCTCAAGCCAAAAAAGTTATTTATAGCATCAAGGGTAATGCTCAATTCAATAGTGAATGCGCTATAACTCTTCGAGATGGATTAAAAAGAGGTAAAGTAAAATTACTTACAAGTGAACTTGAAGGAAAAGAGTTTTTAAAGAAACTTAGTAAATTTAAAGATTTGCCTTTGGACATACAAACAACTTTTGAAGCACCATTTATTCAAACCACTCTTCTTATTAACGAAATGATTAACCTTGAAGGAGAAAGAACAGATAGTGGTTTAATTAAACTCAAGGAGCCAAGATCCAAGCGCAAAGACCGTTATAGTTCTGTAACATACGGAAACTTTATCGCATCTGAATTGGAAAGGTCATTGTTTAAAGAAGATAATCACGATGATTACAATTTCTTCTTCTACAACTAACCATTGAAAGGGGTGATTACAATAGAAAATAAATCTTTAATAGACCAATCTTTTTATGAATTGGCTTCGTTTGCTGAATGGATTCAGTCTTTTTCAAGTGGTGCAGGATTAGTTGATGTAAGCATCAAAGACCTCCTGACATGGCTAAAGAATCCTCCACGCTACAGGAAACAATTAATTAAATTAAGTAAATATTACTACAACAAAGAAGGAATCGTAACTGACGTTTACGATCTTTTTAACGTTCTCCCAATTCTTAGTTATTCTATTCTTTGGGAAAATATGCAGCAAAAAAGTTTTAATTCAAAAAAGAAAACTATAGATACTTTCCTCAATTCCATTAAAGTTGACAGGCTCACACGCGACACCATATTTACTGTAATTCAAGAAGGAACATGCGTTTGGTATAATCGTAAAAATAAATATATCCAATTTTTGGATAATGAGCAGATAAGAATTGAATACATGGTTGATGGAAAGTGGCAGGTTTTGTTTGATTTAAGTTACTTTGATTCATTTAAATTAAAGGATGGATTAGAGCAACAAATTAATGCTGCTCCTGATGAAGTAACTATAGGTATCTACAATGCCTACAAAAAGGACTCATCTAAAAGATATGTTCCATTGGATATCAAAAAAACACAAGTGTTTAAATTAAGAGGTTCAAGGAATGAACCATTTGGCATTCCTTATTGCATTCCTGCCTTAAGTTCGATCATACATAAAGATTTACTTGAGAAAACTGAGAAGGCATTAGCTGATCGTATAACTAATCAAATTATCGTGCAAAAGATTGGTAATTTGATAGGACAAGATGGGAAAACAAGCTTGCCTGTTCCAAAAGAACTTGTGCAACAATATCACAATAATCTTAAAAGCCTATTACAGAAGAAATATGATAGTGCTTCTACGGACAATGCTTCCACTGCGCCTTTAACCGTTCCTTCTTTTGTAGAAATACAGGAGTTGGAAATAAATATGACTACTTTTCCAAAAGAAATATGGGAACGAATTGATAGTGATATTTACAAAAAGTTGGGTTATAGTCAGAGCCTTAACTCAGGTGGTGGTAATGGACAAAGTTTTGGTTCCAGCACCATAAACGTAGAGAAAATTTATTCTATTATTTTCTATTTAGTTAAAGATGTAGAAGAGGCTCTAAATGAATATATGAGTTTCCTTGTGCCAAGTGGCAACTTTAATCCTAAAATTAAATTTAGTCGTGCAACTATTCTCGACAAAGAGACAGGTTTTAAACAAGCCGAATCTTTATATCTTAAAGGTCGTGGAAGTCTCAAACATTATGTTGAGTCTGCCGGATATGACTTCGATCACTGGCTTGCCCAAGTTAAATATGAGAATGAAGTTCTTAAATTGGATGAAATTCTTCCTATTCATATTACCTCATACACGCAATCAGGGGATAATTCAGGTGGAAGACCGTCTAATTCAAATCCAACCAATGATAATACGGCAAAGAGTCAGGGCAATGGGTCCAATGATAATCCATCCCCTTCAGATTAAAGGTGGTGATACTATGTCTCAAAAACAATGGCAGCATTTCTCTACATCTGAACTTAACAGTCAATCCACAAAAGAATTATCATGGTTAGAATTTGGCACAAGTAAAAAATGTGAATGTGATTCATGTTCGAAAGGAGGTGAATGTGAAAGTGACAGAAAAACTCACACTTAACTCCACCATCATCGAAATTTCAAATAAAGATTCTAATACAAGAGAAATCACTATGTTGGTTCATAAATTAGACCATGTAAATGGAAATGGATTAGACTTTAGAGAAGAACACACAAAGCAATTTATGAATACTCTTATTGATAAGCCTGTTGTTTGCTCCTATTATCCACTTCAAGATGATTTAGGTGATCACGAACCTGTATTTGACGAAAATGGTCATATAGTAGAACTTAGGACTCTCGCTATTGGAACTATTACTGATGTTTGGATAGATGATTATAAAATAAATGATGAAACAGTTAAAAAGGCGTTGTATGCGAAAGCAGTTGTTTGGAGTTATAAATACCCTCAAATTATGAGTTGTATAGAACGTCTATTTAATGATAATCAAAGCACAAGTTCTGTTGAGGTTGAAATATATCAGTTTGGAGATAATCCAACAAAGCAATATAGATACCCTACTAATTATAGTTACCTTGCAAATTGTCTATTAGGTAGTTCTGTTACACCTGCTGATTCTGATGCTGGAGTAACAAATATCTTCCAAAGAGAGGTAGCGAGTGCTGTGCAACAAGATTTGAAATCAAATAAGAAAGGAGATGAGCCTATGTCAAAACCTGAAAAGGCTTTATTTAATAAAGGATATGAAGTCAAATATCATGGTAAGGTTGAAACTAATGAATTATCATATGGGGATATTAGAGATCAATTGTATAATCTCGTCAATCCCATTGATCCTCAGACAGATGAAAGAACATACACTTACTGGATTAGAGAATTGTATCAGACATATGTTATTCTAGAAGACTGGGATAATTCGGCAGTGATGTTTAAGGCTAATTATTCGATTACAAACAACGTTGTTTCACTTGACGCAAAGGATTCTTGGCAACAAGTAGAAATTACATATCAACCAGTGGGGACAAATATTAATCAGTTGCTTGTTGATAAAGAGCAGCAAGTAACTGAATTAAATAACAAATTGAAGGAGGAACAAGGAATGACTGAAGAACAAATTAAAGAACTTCAATCTCAACTTGATGCTGCAAATGTAAAAGTTGATGAACTTAACTCTAAGGTTGCTGAATTAAACGGAACTATCGTATCCCAAGAAGAGTCTAAGAAATCTCTTGAGGGACAAGTTTCTGAATTAAACTCCCAAATCGAAGACCTATCTAAATACAAAGAACAGGTTGAGGTTGCTGAAAAAGAAGCAAAGAAGACTGCTCTAGTTGAGAAGTTTTCAAAATTACTCCCAGAAGACACTATGAAGTCTGAAAGAGTAGTTAACGCTCTTGAAGAATGCAATGAAATCGAACTCAACAGTATTGTAGTTGAAGAAATTGCTAAAGAAAAAGTTATTGAGACAAACTCTAAAACTGAACAAGTAGTAGTAACAGCTTCTAAACAAGAAGATTTAATCCCTCAAACCTTGCTTCAAAAATACGGTTTACAGGGTTAATTAAATATAAAATAAATTTTTTTAAATTATAAGGAGGAATTATACGATGGGTGCATACGGCATTTGTAGATTGGATTTAGTAAAAGGACATGCTTTAGGTTATGGTTTTGATACAGCGATTGAAAATGGTGTTTTGGCAGAGGTAAACTACGCAACAAATAAAATTGCTGCTACCACTGATGCAACTAAAAAACAGCGTTTAGTAGCTTCAGTTGCAAATCTTTATGACTCTCTAGATGAGTCTGATTTCCGCAATGAAGTAGGTGGTATGGAAGCAAGAGTATACACATTGGAAGTTGATGACATTTTCACAACTACTCAAATTGACTTTAGTGGAGATCGTGCTAATTTTGCTGCTGTTGTAGTTGGAGATTATGCTTATGCTAAAGTTGGAGGTAAATTCACAGTTGCTTCCACTTTCCCTGGTACTACACCACCTGCACAGAAATTCCGTGTAATCGAAAAGACTGCATTGAATGGTAAAGATGCAATTGTATTACAAGTTGAAGTAGCATAATTAAAATTATCAATTATATAATAGGAGGAATACATAGATGGATAAGAATAAAGTTTTAGAACTTTGCATGGACGTAAGATACGGACGTTCTTCTGTAGAAGGACAAACTGCGGAACAACGTAAGGCTGAATTAGTCGAGTTGTTTAGCATTTTAATCAAGGATTATGATCGTAACAAAACTGAAATTAACGCAATCATCAAAGAAAACGTAAATGAAGTTCTTAAAGTTAAAGTTGATGGAGCATTGGATATTATTGCTGATGTAACTTATGTTGGACATGGAGAAAAGAAAGAATACAACGTTCGCAACGGAAAATTAAAAGTTGAATACGTTGCTCTTGGTTCTGAAATCCGTAGACAAAAAATCTACAAGGGTAAAATTACTGCTCAACCTAAAGCATTAGGCGCAAGCGTTTATGCTGAGTGGGATGATATTCTTGCAGGTCGCGCTGAATCCTTCACTGATATGATCAATGAAATTGCAGATGCAATCAATGAAGAAGTATTAAAGACTATCCAAAATACATTCGTTACAGCAATGGGTTCTGCACCTGCTGCCAATAAGTATTCCGGTGCGTTTTCTCTTGCTCAAGTTCGTAACGTAGCAAACACTGTTTCTGCATATGGTCGCCCTGTAATTGTTGGTACTGCTATTGCACTATCTAACATTACTAGTGATTCTAACTTTAAATCTGCTATGTCTGATACCATGAAAGACGCTTTCAATCGCGATGGATTTATTGGTGTATGGGAAGGTCGCGCACTAGTTCAACTTCCTAATACATTCACTGATGAAACGAACACTACTTGGACTTTAAGCAACAACTACATCTACGTTATGCCAGTTGGGGCTGACAAGCCTGTAAAAGTAACGTTCGAAGGCGGAGCCGAAATGCTTGAACAACAATCTTTTGATGATGGTTCTGTAACTAAGAAGACACTTCAAAAGGTTGGAGTAAACGTACTTCAAGTTCCTAACCTTGGTCTAATTACTATTTCTTAATTAAATTTTGACAGAGGGGATTAATCCCCCTGTCCCCTCTGTATATTTATTGCTATTAAAATAATTATTTATTATAAGGAGGATTTATTCTAATGGGAAGAAAAATTAAAGTTGTTAATAATATTCATGGTGGACTTGGTTTCTATCTTAACCCTACTCCTGAGTCTTTTAGACTTTTACCAAGACAAGGTGCGTTCCTAGATATTGAAGAAGATGAAGTAAATTATATTCATATCAATCAAGAAATTATTCAAAAAGGAATGCTTTGGATTGAAGACAAAGAAAAGAGAGTAGAACTTGGATTAGAACAACCAGATGGGACTAAAACGAATCAAAATGTTCTTCGTCATGATGAAATTGTGGAATTAGTTCAAGGTAACTACAAGAAACTTGAAAAAGCTTTAGGTGAAATTGATGAACAAACCATTGTTTTACAGTTTGTTGAGGTTGCAAGAGAACTAAAGGTTGATAGTAAGGCAAAGATTGATCTAATCGAAGCAAAATCAAAAATGAAAATTTATGAAGATGTCGAATAATTTATTGTATAAAGAGAGGTGTTGAAATGACCTCGTATGATGAGATAAGGGATTTTTTCTTAAATAAAATCACTTCATTTGAATTGGCAAAACTATTTGATGATGAGGTAAATGAAATTACAGATAAATATCTCAAAGTCGCAATTTCAAGATTTTATAATTGTGTTCAAGATTTAAATAATCGCGATGATTTAAATAGGACATTTAACATTACGTTAAGCCTTCAAGAACAAAACATATTGGCTAGTTTTATGGGGCTAGAGTGGCTGATGCCCAAGTTAATGAGTGAGAAACATCTATACAATACTTTAGGGAGTAAAGATTACACCACATATAGTCCGGCTAATCTTTTGAAAGAAATAACTAATCTAAAAGAAGTATTGGAAAGTGACGTAAATGATTTATTGACACTTTACCATTATACAAACTGAGGTGGTGTCATATGAGTTATCTTGACACTTATAGAAAATTGTTGGATGCAAGAGGTGGAAGCATATTAGGTTCTCAAAAGGAATCACTGAAACAAAGCATACTTTCAGGATTTTATGATTCCCCTTCCTATTACCAAGTAACCATCAACTCTTCTCCCACACCCTCAGATGTGTGGATAGTTGATGACTCAGAATCTAAATCTCTTAAACGATTGACCACTAAACCAGATGATGCACTTTCTACATCCTTATCTGTTGGAGATTCGGTTAAATGGGGAAATGATTATTGGTTGACTTTGATTGTAGATGATATGGGTGGCATATATAGACGAGGGAGTATTGAGTTGTGTGTTTCATCCATCAAATGGCAAGATTCCACAGGTTCCATCAAAGAA